GGTGTTGTACCTTGGGCTAAAATATACGATTCAACAATTTTAGCTACAAATCAAGGTTCAGTTCGTAGAGGTGCTGCTTCTGTTAACCTATCTATTAATCACCCCGATATTGAAGAATTTTTAGGCATTCGTCGTCCCAAAGGTGATGTAAACAGACAATGTTTAAATTTGCATCAATGTGTTGTTATTGATGATAAGTTTATGAATCGTGTTGAAAATAGAGACCCAAAAGCATTGCGTTTGTGGGGTGAAATTTTGAAATCACGTTTAGAAACGGGTGAACCTTACATTATGTTTGATGATAATATCAATAATGCTAACCCTGAAGCATATAAAAATAATAATCTTAAGGTTGAATTTACAAATATTTGCGTAACAGGTAATACCAAAATTCAAATCAAAGTTGGAGAAGAAACAAAAGAAATTGAAATCCAAGACCTTGAATTTATTCTCCAAACCCATTCAGAAGTATATATTTTAAGTTACAATCAAGAAACACTTGAAAAAGAATATAAACTTATCACTAATTTTGGAATGACAAACCCAGATGCTGAACTTTTAGAAATAGAAGATGAAACAACCGGATTTAAATTACAATGTACACCTGAACATAAAATATTGACCAAAAATAGAGGGTGGGTTGAAGCACAACATTTAACAGAAGAAGATGAACTTGTTTACTAAAACTCACGTTACAGAAAAAATCCCTACCTCTAAAGGTACATTTTTGGGATTACCTAAAAATCAATCTACTAGAAATTTGGAGGTAAGAGATTATTTTTGTATATTTAATGAGAAAGAAGATCTATTGGTTTTTATTCAAAAAGAATGGCAAAAAATATGGTTTTTAAATGTTATAGAAGATAAAATAGTGGGTGAAATAGAATACAATGTTTTAACAGATAAAACAAATGTAATTGAATCTACTGATAATTTTATTAATATTTATAACCATGAATTAAAACAATTAAAAACCCAATTATGAAAAAATCACATTAAATGAATATATTAAATTATCTCCTAGAAATCTTATTAACATGTCGTACTCATTTTATAATTTCCAAGACTCATTAGAAATTAAAAAAACAGTGGATGATGCTTTAAAATTGGGAGGATATTTAGTAGTTCAAGATTATAACAATACTTTAGAAAAATTAAAATCAATATTTCAAAACTATAATATACTTTATGAATATGTAGGTGAAGGAGATCCTGATCCTGATGAAGGCGATGATGGATTTTATGTTATGGTTTTTTAAAAGAAAAGCTAGATTAAATAATTTAGGTGAAAATAATAAAGTGATATTACAATTTGATTTAAATGGTAATTTTATAAAAGAATGGGAATCTCAAACTATAGTAGCACAATTTTTAGGTAAAAAAACCGGAGCCGCTATTGAAGAATGTGCAAAGGGTAAAAGACCTACAATTTATGGTTATAAATGGAAATATAAAGAAAATTAAAATATGGGATTAAAAATAACAAAACTTCAAGTTAAAAAACCAGTATATGATGTAACAGTACAGGACAACCAAAACTTCTATGCAAACAATGCCGTAGTACATAACTGCTCAGAAATTGCACTATTTTCGGATGAACTCCATTCCTTTATTTGTTGTCTATCTTCACTTAACTTAGCTCGTTGGGACGAATGGAAAAACTATAAATTTGAAAACGGAATGACATTACCTGAATTAACCTGCTGGTTTTTAGAGGGTGTACTCCAAGAATTTATCGACAGGGGTAAGAACATGAGGTTTATGGAAAATACAATTCGTTCTGCTACTAAGGGTAGAGCAATTGGTATTGGTGTTTTAGGATGGCATACTTTACTCCAATCAAAAGAATTACCATTTATAGGTATTCAAGCAAGCTCATTAACTCGTATTATATCTAGATTTATACAAGACGAGGTATTAAAAGCATCTCGCGATCAAGCTAAGGTGTACGGTGAACCCGAATGGTGTAATGGTACGGGTTTAAGACATTCACATCACCTAGCTATTGCTCCTACTATTTCTAATGCTCACATTTCAGGTGGAGTATCACCTTCAATTGAACCTATTCCTGCTAATGTATATAACCTTAAAACAGCAAAAGGTGTATTCATTAAACGCAATAAAATTCTTGAAAATCTATTAGAGAAAAAAGGATATAATATTGATAGTGTATGGGATCAAATACTTAAAGATCAAGGTTCAATTTTAGGACTACCAGATTATATATTGTCGCCTGAAGAAAAGGAAATATTCTTGACATTTAAGGAAATTAACCAACTTGAGATAGTAAAACAAAATGCTATTAGACAAGAATATGTTGACCAAGCTATATCGTTAAATTTATGTTTTGATCCTAATGATTCACCTAAAGACATTAGTATGGTTCATAAGGAAGCTTGGAAACTTGGTATTAAAACACTCTATTATCTAAGAACAGAAAGTGTATTACGAGGCGATAACCTTCAAAGATTTTCTGATTGTGTCTCTTGTGAAAGCTAGGCGATTTTTCTTTTTTTTCGTATATTTATAACAAACAAAAATTAAACTAATATGAAAGTATTACAACTAAGACAACTTATTAGAGAAGAAATTGAAGATATATTATCAACAGAACCTAAACTTCCAACAGAACCTAAACTTCCAACAGAACCTAAACTTCCAACAGAATACGAGGCAGCAAAAAATCTTCTAACAAATTTACAAAAGAAATTTAAAGAAGGGGCAAAAATTACGTTACTAGGATTTCCAATAACAAGTTGGCCTATGACTAATTTCGTTGTTGCTAATGTTGGTGATGGAGAATCTGAAAAAACACAAATTCCTTATACAAAAAAGGGCATTGAAACTTATAAGCTAGCAATAGATGGTGAGCCAATTGATCTTACAGTATTTGATGGTGCAAAACCTGCTGATATGCGTGGTTCTACACCAATTAAAGGAATAGAATATGATCGCTTTTCATCTATTGGATACAGGGGTGGAATAAGATAATTTTATTTTTTATTTTGAAAGAAGCTTGGGAAACCAAGCTTTCTTTTTTCAATTTCATAATATGTATCGATAGACAGTTGTGTGGTAAATAGTTTTTAATGGTTACTTATGTTTCATTTAAAACTATAAAACATGAAAAAATTCTTTTCCCAAATTTTTCAAGACGAAAAAGGAAAATTTTCCTCAAAACAATTTGTCGGTATTATATCGGGCTTGATGTTGTGTTTTACAATGTATCACAACCAATTTACTGATTCTAATATTGCTCCTGCAGATTCATTAATTAATGCTGTTGCTGCTCTTTCATTCGGATCTTTAGGATTAGCATCTGCAGATAAAATTTTTAAGAAAAATGACTGCAATTGTCAAAAAACTGAAGAATAATACCATATATGAAAACATCTATAACTTTTGAACAATTTAGTAAGGATCCTGTAAAAGGATTACTATTTATAATAATAGTTGCTATTGGTTATCTTTACATAGATATAAAAATGAATTACTCCGGTCAAGTTTCAAAATGCGACGAAGAGGTAGTTATGTTAAATCAAAAAGTAGATATATTAACAGAACATATTCGTAAAAGTGATTCTACATTAGGTTATATGTCATCTAAAGTTGAAATGTTAGAAATCCTAAGAAATGAAGATAAATAATTACTATTTTATATTAGCAGTAACTGCTATTATTGGATTAACCGTAGTACTAGCAGATAATCCTCGACCAATAGATCCTAAAGAAAAAGAATTAAATGATTTACTTAAAAAGTCTCAAGAAAAAATGAAAAAAGTAAATGTATTAATTAAAAAAATAGATCAAGTTGCTATTACTAAAGTAGTAAATATGCAAGAAAGTATACAAACTTTAGAACAAGAAAAACAGCAACTAGTAATTGAAAAAGAACAATTAATAGAAGAAAAACAACAATTAACTACTGTTTTATATGAAACCAAAGCATTTATTAAGTTTGATACTATTCCTGCTTCCCCTTTTAAGTTGGAGCCAATCGTACCCTTATCAGAGAATTGAAGATAATGACACGGTTGTTGTTATGACAAAAAAGCAAGGAGATGATATTAATAATATATTTAGAGCTAATAAATTTACTATTGATTCACTATATGTTAAAAATAGATTGTTAATTAATCATGTTTTAAAATACGACTCGACTTTAAAAGAATCAATGGAAATGAATATGCTATTAGATAGTATACTAACATCAGAAACAGCAACATATTAAAGAGAAATTACTGCTGAACTTAAACAAAATAAAAAAATTAATAGAATAATGTCTGGAGTTTGGATAGCAGCGTTTTTAATTTTTACTACATATTTATAATAAAACAAAACTATTATGAAAGAAATATTTAAAGCTATTTTAAAGTATTTATTTGCAAATACAAAATTAGATGAAAAAGTTGCTGATGTGCTTGAAACAGCAAAAACTGAAGTAACTAAATTAGATGAAAAATTTGATAATTTAAAAGAGGAAGTAGAGAAAGAAGAAGAACCTGTTAAAGAAGAAATTATTGAAACAACAGAAACTAAAACAGTAAAAGAAGTTATTAAACAACCCATTAAAAAAACAACTAAAAAGAAATAATTATGGATTTTAATAAGTTAAAAGGGCATGTTCCCGATAAAGTTCTTGCTGAACTTCCCACAATTGCAAAATTTAAGATTGATACCCCATTAGAAGTTGCACATTTTTTAGCACAATGTGGACATGAAAGTGCTGGTTTTAAGGCGGTTCAAGAAAATTTAAATTATGGTGCAAAGGGTTTATTGGGTATTTTTAAAAAATATTTCCCAACCGAAGCAAAAGCACTTCAATATGAAAGAAAACCTGAAAAGATTGCCAATTTAGTATATGGTAGTAGAATGGGCAATGGCCCAGAAGCAAGTGGAGATGGATATAAATTCAGAGGTAGGGGTTATATCCAATTAACAGGTAAAGATAATTACACTGCGTTTGGTAAAGCAATAAATGAAGATATAACTGCTAATCCTGATTTAGTAGCAACCAAATATCCATTATTATCAGCTGCATGGTTTTTTCAGCGTTGTTTGGATAAATGTAAAGATGATAGTGATGCATCAGTAACCGCAGTTACAAAATGTGTAAATGGTGGAACTATTGGTCTTCCTGATAGATTAAAGCACTTTAAAGAATATTACGCATTGCTTAAGTAAGTATATTGAAAAAATTAATGATGATACTATAACTTATTTTTAAAAAAAATTTGGCTTTATAAATCTTTATTCGTACATTCGAATAAAATTAAGGTTTATGTATACTTGTTATTTAGATTCATTTATTATTCATCCTAAATCGGTTGTTGAACAACATTTATCTAAATATCAAAAAATAAATTATAATAAATTCATGTGGTGGAGAACTCATGCTGATAAAACTACACCTTTAGGTAAACGAGCTCCACTTATTGATCGTATTGATAATGGAGATTTTGATTTTCCATCATTTTTTTGGCAAGCGCAATTAGTAGTTATAAATGCTAAAGAAAAACTTAACTTAAAAAAAGATACTTATAAAGATCAATACGATAAAACCCATTTAGATTTTGTTAGATACAAAAAACTTATAGAGGATTTTAATAAAGAAGAAAATAAACGCTTAGAAGAATTTGAAGAAGCATTTACTACTGCTTTTAATCTTACTAAAGATGAATTATATAATAAACTTATAGATTGGGAAGGAGATATAAGATCATTTTATAATTATTTACGTATAGCTCATCCATTTTCACCTTGTGAAAATCGTAAAAGAATGCGTAGTCAAAATAAAACTCAAGCTAAAGTCCAAAAACCTAAACCAACAATAGGCTCACAAGTAAAACGTAAAAGAGGACGTCCTAAAAAAAATACTTTATTTGGGTTGGATATTTAAAAAATTATTCGTACATTTAATTATAAATAAAAGTTATGAACATTAAATACAAATTTAAAAAATTATCTATTTGGTTAAAAAATAAAGTCAAAAACAATCCTCCTTTAACCGAAAGAGAATATCTTACTAAACGAGTAGTTATTAGGCTCTTATCAAACCCAAAAACACATTATCTAATGACTCCATCAGGGCGATATTATTTACAAACTGAGGATAAAAAATATACTCTTATATTACAAAATAATTTTGTAAAACTTACTAATCATACTTACTCATTTGAATTTACTATTGGTTCTTATTTATCAAATGAACTTATAGTTTTAGTTGAACGTACTATTGAAAAAACTAGAAGTAAAATGGAAACAGAATTATTTGAAAATGAAATTAATATCCTAAAACAAATACTAAAATGATAAAAGTATAAATAATTTATTGCTTCCCACATTTTTTATTGTCTTCCACATATTTATGATAAACAGAAGATATGAAAAAAAGTGGAATTTATAAAATTACAAATCCAAAAGGTGAAGTTTATATAGGATATTCTAAAGATTTAGATAAAAGAAAAAATGATTATAGATTATTAATAATAAAAACTCAACCCTTAATTTTAAACTCTTTATATTTTTATGGTTGGGAAAATCATATTTTTGAGATTTTAGAATATACTATTGATTTAAAAAAAAGAGAAAAGTATTGGATTGAAAAATTTAATTCTTTTAATAAAGGATTAAATAATAATAAAGGAGGAGGAGGTCCTAGCTTTCA